TATCTTGCCTTTATCAGTATAAGTGTTTTTTACATCATCGGCTCTGCCCAATGAAAGCTCACACATTTGGTCTGTCATCCCGATCCATACCTGCCCCTTAGCAATTCGCTTGGCAACTGACGCTCCATATTTAGGAGTCAATTCCTTTACTGTTTGCGCATAGGACGCCTTTTCGGCATTTTCACTTTCCTTTTGATCAGTGTACCTTTTTATCCACTCATCTTCTCCGGTAGTATTGGTGTGTGTTTTCCAATATGCCTGCCTTGCTTCTTCATATATCGCGCTATCAGCAGCATGCTTTCTTTTCTGAAAAGATTCCTTTGATTCTCCCTGCTTGTATTCAATCCCGTTAACATACGCTTGCCCATTTGCATTCAGCGATATCAGGCAGGCAATAAAAAGTATTAGCTGTTTCATGATCTATTTTTTTATAAAATTACCAATTAAATCGCATTTAAATAGCTCTTATACACTTTTTCAAATTGCGCCACCAATTTGCTCAGTTCCCCCACACTATGGTCATTAAGCGCCTTATGATACATCCCGTACTTCACACACCAATCATTTACCCGGGCCATATCTATTTTTGGCTTTTTGCCCTCTTCCGTTATCTGCCACTTCATTTGGTGGGCATAATGCAGTATCAGCTTCTTTTTCCTGTCTGCTTTGCCGTCATTTAATACCTGCTTATCTGCACCGGCCAGCTGTCCCTCCAGGTCCTTTATCAAATCTGCCGCTTCCTTCCAGCTCAGCTTCGTTGTGCTCGTTTCACGGCCATCAGTATACTGCTGCACCATCTGTGCCTTCACTTCCTTTCCAAGCCCTAGTTTAGCCAGCAAAACGTGTATTTTCGCTATCTGGCCATTGTTCACCTTATATTCAGTATCTACCATTTAAAAAAAGGATATTTTTCCTGCAGTTTAGCAATACTAATTTTTTCCCTGTGTATGCGCACTGATAGCCCAATGTTATCAGCGATCTTCTTACCTACCGTATATGGCGTCAGGTAAAATTCCCGCCCAAGCTGCTCCATTATCCAGTCATAGTCTAGCCTCGGATCATTCTTGCTCTTGTAATATTTGCTCCGGTAGTAATTATACCGGTACAGCAAATGCTCATCACGCTGCCTGATCAGTTCGGGGTCCCGTCCCCTGGTATCCTGCTGATCCTCATTCACCGGCTCTTCCTCCAGTCCGAACAAGGTATTATGAACCTTTCTCCCAGGTATTTGCCTCATAGTACTATTTTTTTTCTGGTGCTTTCATTTTATAAAACTCATCCCGCAGATGCATTCTTAAAAACGTATCCGGGTACATCTTAGTCAGCCAGCCATTCTGCTTCAGGTATTGCATATAAGCCTCATGCACATAAAAGGCATACTGCCGTTGATCATCACTCAGCCCTTTCCACAGCTTTTCCGCAGGTATCCGGTTCCTGGCATTATCATACACCATCCAGAACCGCTCAAAGCTCAGGTCCACATCCACCTTCACCACCTTATGGCCACAACTATTCACCCATCCCTTAAAGTTATCCAGGCTCAACCCATACCGCAGGTTTTGCAATACTGCCGCCTGTTGCTCATCAGTCATCGCCCAGCCACAGTTCTCAAACAGCACTAGGTAGCCCCTCTTATTGAACCCATAAACCAGGTAGCCCTCAAACTTTGTGGATACGAGTATATATTTAACCATTATTCAGCGTTTTCTTTTTTCTTAAAGTAAAGTGCATTCCGTTTCCTCGCCTCCTCTTCCCATATTATATAGTCCTCAATGCCGCCCAGTCGGTTCTTTTTCGGGTAGGCTATAAACCGCTTCACAAAAATCCCCACCATCCCATCATACATAATATCCTTACCGGTTCGGCTCTTAGGTTCATTACCATTCGCATGACTTAGAAAAAATATTCGTCTGCGTTTGCCATGTTTCTCCTTCAGGTCAAAATATTCTTCCGTGGTCATGCGCAAGTAGTCCAGGCTGTCAACAAACACAAATGGTGGGCAACTCCTCCTGCTCAGGTATTCATCAAGCTCCTCCACTAGCGACATTGACCGTTTACGCTTTTCAAGTGGGTCAACGATAAAAAACTTACCATTTACCTCACTCATGTTATTACGTTTAAGCGCCATTTGCAGATCAGCTCCATGTCCCTGCTCATAACTCAGCCAGCCCACCTTGTCAAACCTCGTCACATATTTGGCTAGCCTGATACTATATTCTGTTTTCCCATTCCCGGGGTCCCCGTATATGATCCCAACAAACCCATTCGGTATATCTCCCAGGTGCTCCTTCCATTCCCCGTCTGTTTCATTCACCTTAAACTTCTTCTTCTGCAGCTGATGTACACCTAGTGTCTTCATTATGTAAATATGAATTTTTTACCGTCTTTTCTAATTGTCGTTACTATCGGGAAGTCCTCTTTTACTATCTGATCTAGGTTTCTGATCAGGTTTTTCGATGAGCAGAAAGCAACATATTTTTTGCCGTCAATAGCTATCTGCATATGCAGGCACTTTTCGCATCCTGGCTTCGGGAACTTGGAATCAACCACCCTGTAATCATGTATTTCGATCTCCTCGTCAAATAACTCATCCATTTCCTTTTTCTTCCCCGTGAATGGCCCGTCTGCTATCGTTATGTTCAGGTCGCTGAATCGCTTCATGTAATAGTTTCTTTTTTAGGTGTCTGCAATTCCCATGCTTCAAAAAGCCGTTATAAGAGGCGATCATTGCCGGGTCTTTACTTTTCTTCAGTTTCCTGGCAAAGTTTTTCTTGATCCGCTTACGCACCAGAATGTGCGTATGATAAAACACATACCCCACAAAGTCCACTCCACGCTTATCTACCGGGAATACCTGGTAGTTACCCTTTACCTCCAGCTTCAGCTTCCTAGCCAAATACTCTCTTATATCTGCCAGTAGTTGGTGCAGCGTAGGTTTATCCGGTGCCAGGATCACAAGGTCATCCGCATACCTGAAGTAGTATTTTACGCCCTTCACCTCTTTGATCCAGTGATCAAACCCTGCCAGGTAATAATTAGCCAGTCCCTGGCTCAGATAGTTGCCGATGGGCAAGCCCGGTGCGCTCCGTATGATCTCCTCCAGCAGCCACAAAAGATCATTATCCTTAAACTTCCTTCGCAGCAGCTCCATAAGTATATCATGGTCTACATTAGGGTAGAATTTCCGCACATCCATCTTCAGGCAATACGTTGTGCCTGGCACGTCCTTAAATGCCCGTTTTACCGCATAGAAAGCCCCGTGTATGCCTTTTCCCTTTATGCAGCTATAAGTATCAGCTGTAAAAACGGATGTAAACACCGGCTCCAGGTAATTCAATATCGCATGGTGCAATATCCTGTGTGGATAATAATCCGATCTGTATACCTCGCGCTCCTTTGGCTCATGTATTTTAAACACATCATAACCGCCTGCCTTATAGGTTTTATTCAGCAACATCGCCCGGAGCGCTGCAAGGTTCGCATCGCGTTTCTGGTCATGTTTACGTATGCCACATTGCTCCTTTCCCTTCCTGGCTTTATCGTCTGCCAGTTCCAGGTTTGCAATACTGCATATGTTCTGATATATATTCGCTATTCTTTTCATGAGCCTTTGTGCTTCAGGTCTTCTTCGCTTTCGCTACCAAAGCCCCGTTTTCACTTGTTATTTTTTGCCATGTTGGCAAGGTCTGCGCCACTTTATTTCGTTAACAAATGTGGGCACTGATATTCGCATTCGAGTTGTCGTAGTTGCAGTCGTTGAACGACAGGCGGAAACCCGCAGGACTCAGCTATAGTGGCGCACAACCCATTATTTTAACCCAGCGTCAACTTATATAGCGTTGGGCAACTCTTACCCATAAACGCTGCTACCTCCCTGTTTTTGCACGCGTGGCGGGCACCGATAGCCGCACCCGAGCGGTCGCAGAGGCAGCCGTAGAACGACAGGCGGAAACCCGCAGGACCCTCTTCAGGAGCTTGGTCGGTAATGGGTTCTATATCAAACCACGGATACCATTTTTCCTGAGTAGTATCTGCAAGATCAGCTTCCCACGGTTTTCCATCGTTTGCGATCATGTTATTTGCTTCGAGTAAGGTCTCAAGCTCATGATCAGCATTCAGGCGCTGTTGTTTTTTCGCGGAGTACTGCGATACATCAGGGTATTTTGTGTCACGCTTCAGGTACTCGCAGGCCGCTGCATAGCTTGTTAAAAATTGTTTCATTTTGGTTACGTTTTAGTTTTGGATTAAAAAATATTGTTACTCCTGATCTACCAGGTCTTTATACTGCATGAGCTTTTCAAATTCCTCCTGGAAGCGCTCAAAGGCTTCTTCGCCATGTGCCGGATCAATAAACTCGGGGCGGGCACCGATAAACGCATCCGAGGCGTCGTAGCTGAACGACAGGCGGAAACCCGCAGGAGCTTCTATGTTAGGTTTTACCCATGTCCAGATACTCCATTTCTTTTGGTTAGTATCAGCCCTTTTGATCTTTTGAGCGCCATTAAACGCCTTTGCTATCAGGTTTGTTCGTCTGAAGTATGCGATCAGCATTTCTTCATTACTGCCATTAGCAGGCGGTGCATAGTCTGCCTCGTTCTTGTTTGTCGCTGCACAGACAGCCGTAAAGGTTATCAAGTGCGGCAGGATTTTTTTATTCATTGTTTTGTTTTTGTGGCCTCAATGGCCGGTTAAAAAAATATACACATTTTAAAAAAAGACGCCGCCACCTCACACCCCCATGATCCGGCAGCAGCGCCCATCACACAATCGTACTATTATCACTACTATTCGCCTCCGTAAAAGGCCACCTGTACAAATCCCGCAGCTTACCCCTCAGCGAAGCCCACCACTTCCTTCTTTTCTCTCGCTGCTCCCTCATTACACGCTCAGTCTCTTTACGCTCAATTTCACGCGCCTCCATCAGGTATTCCAGTAAGTACTCATGCTTCTTACTATTCATGATATCAGTTTTAGTTAGTTAACACTAGCCGCCTCTTCCTTCTTCAATACAATAAAAAACCGCTCCTCTTGGTCCACATATACACCCACCGCATTCAGGTGCTGCGCCACGCCATCCATGGTCCGGTTCGCGATCAACCCTTCCTTATCCACCTCTTCCTTAGTACGCACGTATTCCGGCAGCACTGTTTTCAACTTTTCCAGCACCTTAGCCCACGTAAACTTCGGTAGCGTCTTCAGCGTAGGCGTTCCCATCCTGAAACCCACCTTACCATGTATGGTATCTATACTCCTGCTATCATCAAACAAACGCGCCTTATTTTCCGTACAGTAAGCCTGCACTATATCCCGCTGCGTCTCGCAGCTCAGTTCCAGGTCTGTCAGCTCGTTTTCATATTTACCCCGTATCCGGGCTATTTCCAGGTTCATCTTTGCCTCCAGCTTGTCCTTTTCAGCATCAAACTGCGCATACTTATTTAGCGCCTCCTGGTACTGCTCAGCAGTCACCCCGGCCACCACTTTTTTACTTGTCCTTTTTGTAGCTGTTGCCATCTTTTTTATAGTTTAATCGTTATTTAATCCCTCTTCAAATGACTTACAAACCCCATTCACCTTATCCAGCGTCTCCAGTAGCCCCTTCCTGGCATCCGCTTCACCCGGAGTGCCCTTGGCATCCTTAAGCGCCTTTTTCGCCAGGCTCAGCTCGTCCAGGGCTTCTTCCAGCTCCTGCTTTTGTTTATCTGTGAGTAGCATATGCTTTCGGTTGTTTTACGCGTAAATCAATTTTTTTAATCATATCCAGTATGATCACGTTCGCCAACGGCCACCGGCTCGTATCAATTACACTCCACGTCTGCACAAACGCCAGGCATTCGCTATTACTCAGTGCCAGGGTGCCGCTCTTAGCCATGTTCCTGTCCATTACCTCCAGCCGGTGATACATATCCTTTATGTGTTCCGCTAGTAGCTGCTCATGCTCATCCGTATACTTATAGCTCGTCAGGAAGAAGCCATACAGCGACAGCAGCTCTTCGCACATCCCACGATGTACCTTCATTTCCATCGCAAATGATTTTTTATAACCCATGTTTATTTGGTTGTCTTTTCTTATAATGCGCATATCTGCCGCCGCCTACATCCAATCCCTCCTTCCGCCATCTGCTCACCTGCCGCCTCAGAGTTTTAACGGTTACCCCTATATGCTCTGCGATCTTCTTTACCCCAGTCTTTCCAAGATGGTCTTGTATATACTCCAGTGCCTCATCTGTAAATCGCCGATGGTCCTTGTTCTTACATTCCTTGGAGCAGTATACTGCCTCATAAGTCATAAAGGCTTCCCCGCAGTGTTTACAATTCTTTTGTATCATCATTCCCCCTTTATTTTTGTTACCCGCTGCGCGTCCCCTATCGCCTTCGCATATCCATCCTCCAGCAGCGTCCACGGTAATGCAAATGGTATAAAACACTCCTGGTGCATCGCCCTGTATTTCGCCAGGGTTTCTTTCGGCCATACCCGGTAGTAATCGTGCAGCATAGGCAGATACTCCTCATCCCTGCGGTTCCACTCATTCATCCACCACTTCCACACCAGTGGCTGGCTCATAGCCCAGCGCATAACATCGTCCGCACAGGCGGTATACATGGTAAGCCATTGCAGCCCCGTATCAAACTGAAACTGGCTCAGCATCGCATCACTCATCTTCGTCAGCCATAGTATCTGCATCCGGTTATACGCAAACTGCGCCCTTACCTGTTGGATATGTGTACTCATGCTGCCTCGCTTTTAAACAGCTCATTACCGCTCACCTTTCGTATGTTCTCCTTCACCCGGGTCAGACTCAGCGTGTTCTTGATTACATCATTTAGGTCCACTCCATTAGGCAGGTTGTGTTCAGCCACGCTTACCACTTGCCGTTTCTTAAAGGCTATCAGGTTCACTGCATCAAACTTGCTTGTCAGGTTCATACACTCACCGCCCAGCCTCCGGTACATTTCCGTAAAGCCCACCACGTGCTTCCTGATGCCGCGCTCTATCTTATCCTTAAGCCCATCGGCACCCATCATATACCAGCCGCAGGCATCTTCCAGCGCGTTCCAGTAAGCCTTTATTTCCAGGAAGGCAGTATAGCCCAGGTCTCCCCACTCATCCAGTATCACCAATGGCCGCTCCATCGCCTGCAGCATGAAGATGGTATCACGCCTTATATCCTTACAGCTCCCTTGCACATTCACGCCCACAACCTTGCCCAGTGCCCGTACAAACTCACTTTTCTCCTTACACTGTCCACAGTCTATATAGAACACATTCTGGTGAGTAAGCATATACTGCTTTGCCGCTGTCGTCTTTCCCCCATCAGCTATATCACAAAATATCCGGCCTATGCTTTTAGCCTGGCAGTACTCCAGTGCCGCTGTTACATATTCGTAAGTCTCAGTACGCACAATGTTCCAGGGCACTTCCCCGCGCACCTGCACATTTAGCTTGCGGCCTATGCTCACCAGCACTGCATCACTTATTATTTTTTCCAGAGGTTTATTATCCCTGATCCCCGCCTTCAGTTGTGAATAGGCGCTGGCATTGATCCCCATTGCCTTGCAGAAGTCAGCCTGGCTTCCTGTATAGTTTTTCCTGAACTCGATGAGCGCATTTATGATATTTTGGCGCTGAAGTGTCTGTAAAGTCATAAATTTGATTTTTTGAAGGTTAATACTGGCCCTGTTTCCGCAGGGCTTTTTTAATGATGATCCTTGTTAGTTGGGTGAAACATTCCACCAGGTGCTAGTTCATGCACGGCCTCACTGGCGCATTCAGGGCATCCTCCATATTTCATATCATATTCCTGAAGGCACAATGGGCATTCCTTCCACATTTCATGATTGCCGGTCACAAGTTCCCCGCTCCTGTTTATTACAGGTATTTTAGCGCCCAGGGCAACCACTTCCTCGTCCAGCTCCACCAGCCGCTGCATATCCGCACAAAGGGCCTCGAAATCCTTGTAATTCATCCTTTCAATGGTATCAGTAGCCATCACTCGCAGTGGCCCCTCACCATCGTCAATTGTCTGTAAGAATAAAGCTGTGTTCATATGTCTATTTTTTAATGGTTTTTACGATAAAGCGCCTTCGCCCTCAGCAGGTTCTGTGTGTTTGGCTTTCCAAACTGCAGCAGTATGCCGCCCTTTGTAGGTTGGTTCTCATAGCTCAGCACTATATCCTGTCCCATGCTCATGAGTACCTTATTGATCGTAGCCCAGGTCATTTTCATCATGTACATGCGCATCACGATCTCCCCGCGCAGCATCCGAAACATTAGTTTTTTTATCATCGTTTATATTGGTTTTAAATGTCCATTAAAGCCCTTTCCCTCGCACTCATTTCAGCCTGCACTGGTAGTGCTTTCTGCTTCTTCTTCACCGCCGCTCTCCGCTCTGTTTCTCCGCTCTCCTCAATCCCCACCACCTCAGCCGCCTGCCAGCTGCTACTCTGCTCCTTGCTCGTGCCCACCTTACTGATCCGCGCCCTGGTTTCCTTCACCAGGCTATCAAAAGACTTCTGATAACCCCACTGCCGCTGTGCATTCTCAATATCTGCCGGTGTCTGCTCCGCCTTTGCCTCCTGGAAGGGCACCACCTTGATACCCTCGCTTATGAATTTGCCGCCCTGGTATATGTATATCCGCTCTATTCCCTTTTCCCCTGGTATGTAGTAGGCATCTACTTCCGGCCGCACCAGCTTTGTCAGTATGTTTATATCCGGAAACCTGAAACTCGTGCTCATTACCTGCACATACCCGGCCCTTACGCTTGTTTCCACTTTATAGCCTATGTATGGCATGATCACATGCGCCGGGTACACAGTAGCCTGCGGGTTCTGGCATTGCTCCAGCACATCCCAGCGGGTCATATTAGGGTATAGCTCCTGGTTCGGGTGCAGGCTGTTATTGTATGCCTCTATGTCGTCCAGTTCATTCTGCACTATCTGCTCATAATGGTAGCGCACCTTGTCATTATCACTATTGATCCGGTTGGTCACCATCCGCGCATAAAATCTCCCTTGAAACCCTGGCCGCTTATTATCAAACTCATATTTCTTTCTCCTGAACACATGCTCCATCCGTTTCTCCCGCGCATTGCCGCCCAGGCACACCCGCACATTCCCGAACACCACACCCTCGGTCAGTATATCATCTACCCATGTATCGGTATCATCGTTCTTTTTAGTGCTTAATGTCCCGGTATCCTGCATATTGCCATCTGCCCCTGCCTCCTGCCCTTGCCAGCCGCCCTGCAGGTTCCGTGTCAGGTGTTTCTCCATTTCTATTTCCATCGGCATACCCCATCCATTACAAAGTATCAGTTGCATCATATCACGCAGTGCTGCCCGTAGCAGTTCCACATTCTTATCCCTGCTAAATGCCTTACCTATGATGGCTCCGCTTGCCACATCAGCGATCTCGTAAGCCTTCACACTACGTATATTCATAACATCCTTAAATGACAAGTCCCGGTCATCCATCGTGATCTTCGAGAATGCAAACACCGGCGACAGGCGCTGAACCGCCGGATGATACTTACTCCGCCATTGCAGCTTATTCATACGGCTATAATCTATCGCCTGTATATTGGCAGGTTTCTTTATGTAATAGTCCACCGTGCTTTCAGCCACCGCATACGGCACCATTTTATTTTCACCTTCTACTTTTGACTTAACATAAAATTCCTTTGGTTCAAAAACCTCACCGCTCATCATATCCACCACCTGCAGCCTGCCATCCATAAACTCCCTGTATTTCCGGCACACCTCGTTCAGATATGGTTTATGGTCCATGCAGTATAGGCTCACGATCAGTTGTTCTATTTTTTCGCTCACCTTCCGCGTGTTCTGGTTACCTATCTTCCCCGTCACTAATGCCGCATATCCCTCCGCCTGGTAAAGTGCCAGCTTCTTCCGCAGGGTATCATAGGCCACCGGCAGCTTAGGGTTCACCGGCTTATCCAGTTGGTGCAGCGCTATCACATTTTCCCACACCTTGGTCACACTCACCTTCAGCACTTCCTTTAGCATCCTGCGGTCTTCCAGTAGGCCGCCCAGCATATTCAGCCAGTCACACTGCCTGCTATACCGCTGCTGTAGTTCCAGGCTCAGAGTAGTGCCGTTCTTGGTATAGTCCGCATACCACTGCCGCGCCACCATATCAGGCCGCACCAGCTTTAGTATGGGCTGCATGCCTATATATTCGTGCAGGTCCGTTCCATATACCCTGTACACCAGTTCCTGGTAATCCCTGGGCAGGCTATCAAACTCTATCAGTATACCACTTCCCTTACAACCCCTCCCATGCACCTTGATCTGCCCCCGCGCCTTCAGACTGTCATACGTCCCCCGCGCCTTACAGATTTCCTCCCGCACAAACTCGTCGTACTCCAGGCAGATAATATGTGTATGTGGTAAGTATTGCATAGTTTTTAAATATTGGGTAATCAGTTTTTAAACATCAATTAAACAGTCATAAAAAAAGCCGGAGGTAGAAACCCCCAGCCATACTAACCCTATTCCTTAACTACCTCTTTTGCCCTTTGTATTAATACAAGCAGGTTTTTATCAAAGTTTTTTCTATGCGGCTTTAAATTCTTCTCCAGGAACTTCTCAGCAAACCTGATCTTGCTTGCTATAATGCTTCTCTTACCTCTGGCACCTCTACGTATCTTATTCACGTTATTCACTGATGTTCCCACTATATCAGCCAATACTTTTGTTGGCACCCAGCTTTCACTTTTTATGTCTTTTCCCATTTTTAACTACCTTTATTTTTGTTTTGTCCCTTTTAATGGGACAAAAATATACTAAATTTTGGTAGTACCAAATTTTAGTCTTTTATTTTTATGCTTATTTATTGTATTAATAAAATAGGCTGTGGACAAATTACTTTTTGCAGAAAATATAAAATATTTAAGGGAGGAAATATTAAGAATCCCACAAGCTGAAATACCCGATGCTATTGGGTTTTCACGCACTACATGGTCGGGGTATGAACGTGCTGCATCAGTACCATCACTAGAAGACTTAGTAAAAATTTCACAACTATTTGGTATCTCAGAATATGATCTTCTTCATACCGAACTTAATGAAACGTTACCTTTAATTCATAATGGAATAGACGAAAATTTAGTCAAAAAATACAATATTAACCCCCATAAAAATGCACATAGTGGGGGGTCTAACCCCGAAAAAGAAACGCCAGAAGCTAAAAAACATGCAAAAGTACCCCCTCCAGAACAGGTAAATGCAAGCCCAATTGCAAGAAATCTGCAAGCCCAATCCCCTTTAAATACATATAAAATACCCTCCCAGCCACAGCAGTTTTTACATGAGCAGGGTGCCAAATATGGCATGAACAACCAGGAAAATGATACAATAGACGATCAGGAAATAATAGCCCGTATTGCCCTACTAGAGGCTAATCAGAAGAAAATAATGAAGAAACTGGGCATCAAATAACCCTACAATTATACCTACAGACATTAAACTACCATCGCGCCCCTCAATTATTATACCTAAATGATACTTAATTATACAAAATGGTAGTTTCGTTTTTAAAGAATAATATTATAAAATCTTCTGTAAGTCAATACCTACGCAGTTTTTGCGCTATATATATGTTTCTTTAATTAAGATTGCTCGTTTTACCCCCCTTACACACTATCTGCTACAACATCATTACTTAGCCATTCGCTGGCGTGGGCACTGCTTTATTCTCTCTGGCAGGGGGCGCTTATTTACGGGACATTGTATATACTGCTAAAAGCGCTGCCCAGCGTGAATGCAC